TCAGCGGCTGACAAAAAATCCCGAAAGATGATCTTTCGGGATTTTTTCATAGATGATGTTGTAGCGGACATTGCAAAGCGGGACGTTGTTATTCCCCCATCTCATCGTCAAAGTAAGGAACAGTTCATTACAGCAAATCGGATACTATCTATTCCGATCCTTTCTCTTTTTTGCGGCTACAAACCCAATCAAGAACGCCAGATTCATAAAAAGCACAATGATGCTACCTTCGATTTTACAGCTGCCGCCGGACAGAATCGGATTGCCGTGAATCGTCATATCAAACAAGTGAGGATATTGAGCGAGTGATCGCCACGGCCAGAGCCGAGATTGGCTACATCGAAAAGGCCACCAACTCCCAGCTGGAAGACAAGACTGCCAACGCTGGCAGTGGGAACTGGACGAAGTATGCCGCATTTCTCGACGGCCTCGGCGTCTACAACTTCCCGAAAAACGGCTACGCCTGGTGCGATATGTTCGTTGATTGGTGCTATATCACGACCTTCGGCCTCAGCGTCGCCATGAAGATGACGAATCAGCCGATGGGCGGGTACGGCGCCGGCTGCACTCAGTCGGCAGGCTATTATCGTGCGGTCGGCCGTTTCCACAAGAGCAACCCCCAGCCGGGGGATCAGATTTTCTTCACCAACGACGGAGGGAAATCCATGTATCACACCGGCCTCGTCGAGAAGGTGTCCGGCGACAGGGTATATACCATCGAAGGGAATACCTCCAGCGCCCCCGGCGTCGTTCCGAACGGCGGCATGGTACGCGACAAAAACTATTCGATCAACTACGCGCAGATCGGCGGCTACGGTACGCCGGACTGGTCGCTCGTAAAGGAGGAAGAAGATATGGCAGAGATCACTCAGGACAAATTCAACGAAATGTTCAAGGTTGCCATGAATGCCTACCGCGCGGAATTGCAGGACAATGACTGCGGCAATTTCAGCGCGGACGGCCGGAAGTTCGTTGAGGAAACCGGCCTGCTGGTCGGCGGCAGCAAGCTCCCCAACGGCGAGGCGAATTTCATGTGGCAGGACTTCCTGACCCGCGAGCAGTTCGCAACCGTCCTCTACCGCTTCGCCCAGAAGTTTGGGCTGAGCTGATGGCAAGGCGCAAACGCAGAGCCGCGAAGAAGCGCAAGGTCGAATGGAGCAAGGTCGTGTGCCTGCTGGCGATGCTGGCCGGTCTGCTGATCGTTCAGGAATGCCTGTTCCTCATGTATCTGTGCATCAAGAGCGGCTATACCGCCGCCGCTGCATGGCTCACCGCCGCCACCGGCGTTGGCGAGGCGATCATCATCGCCGGAGCAAACGGCTACCTCTCGCTTGCGAAGTCCGACCACAAGCGCGGAGGAATCACCTTTGAGGCAGCCAAGGCAAACAACTTCCGGACCGACACGGATAACGACGGCAGTATCGACAGCCCCGCCATCTGAATGCCGCCCCGCACAATGAAAGCCCCCTCGCAGGATTTTACCGTCCTGTCGAGGGGGCTTTTTCTGTTTTTCAGCGCTTTCGCGTTTATGGGGCGCTGTGGCGCTTTTCGCGGCTTGGGTGTGCGTCTACCCTCCCGCGATGTAAAGGGCGTGTTGCAACTCACCTACGGCGGCGAGAGAGGCGCTTGCGCGTGGCCACCGCGCCTTCCTTTCAAAAATCCCATGTGTCCCGTGCTGGAACAAACTCAATGATCGTTCCTTCCGGCACGGGGTCGCAGGGCTCACCGTCGAAGGCGTTGCCCTGCTTCGTGCAGATGTCGGCCTGTCTGCTCCGGCGCGGGTCGACATCGACATAGAGCCGACCGTCGCACTCGTAGACGGGGCGACCCCAGCTGTCGCGGCCTCTGTGTTCCAGCCGCAGCACCGGCGCGGCGCAGAACTCCTCGTAGCTCATGTGGCCCTCCGCTTTCATCGCGGCACTGGCAGCGGCCAGCTCCTCGGGCGTCCAAGATTTACTCACAGGTATTGTCTCCCTTCTTCATCGTCCACGGTGAAATGATAGCCCTCGGTCAAAAGCACAGTCCCTTTGATTGGCGCGTGGATCATGACGGTACGGCGACCGATGTAATCCGCTGGAATTTCACCGCGCTCGACCATATCCCGAAAGTACGGGCAATCATTCCAGCGGTCGGTGTACTGCTCACGCGCCCACGCTGCGGCGGAGTAGTGCCTCCTCATGCGCCAGTTCTCCGGCGCGGAGACGATAGCCCATGCGGTCAGCGGCCGCCGATCCCCCGTCATGTCTTCCAGCGCCTCCACCGTGCCGCAGGCATCGCAGATATGGACCGTTGCCCTGCGGCTCAGTGCGTTGCGGGTGACGCTCTCCGCGTCCATCGCCATCTTCCCGCAGCGGGGGCAGGCAAAATGCCCGCCCTGCTGCTTCTCTGCAAAACGCTCGATCAGTGTCTTGGCTTCGTTCTCGTTCATAGAAATCTCTCCTTTCTCAGAACTGTTTGATGATGTCCTGCGCGTTTTCGCCGTAGTAACTCTTAATCCATCTATCGGCAAGGATTTCAATGTCAGTGGTGCGCTCGTAGCGCACGTCAATCAACAGCGTTTGCGTTGATGTCTTAACCGTCATGTAGTAGCCTGTGCCGTAGTGCTTGTTGTCGGTGGGGGGAACGAGGGTAAATGTGAGACTTTCGGTAAAAGGCTCGCCCTCACAGGTTGTCCCCTTGACGGTAGCACTCATAGTGTTGTAATCCATATCGTGTCCTTTCTCCCCGTCGTGCCGATAGGTCAGCCGGTCATGCAATTACAACTTGGCGTTGTAGTCTTTCAACTTGACTTGGATGATGATTTCTTCGCGGCCCATGGTAACATAGGTGATTTTGGCTTCCAGAACTCCCGGCATCGCTTGCGCTGGGATTTTGTATAAGCTGCGGAAGTGGCCGATCTCCTGCATACCGGCTTTCACCACAACGGGGATTTCATCGCTGGCCGCGCCAATCTGACTGCAAAAGTCGAAGACAGTAATTTTTCTCATGCTCAATAGTCCCCCTCAATACATTCGTCTGCTTCGGTGTAATATGCTCCGTCGTAGCCTTTTGCCATGACCTTTTCGTAGCAGCCGAAGCAGACCAGCCGGAAAGTGATGCCGTGGCAGTCGCGCGTAAAGGTCATGTCCTCCCGCAGAAACTCGCCCTTGCAGACTGGGCATTCAATCTTCCGCACTTCCTCCCAGCCGGCGTCTTCCAGATCGTCGAAGCCGTTCCAAACGTCCTCCAAGACGATCTGCTTTTCCTCGTTGACAATCAGGCACGCGGCTTCGTCGCCGTAAAGTTCGCTTTCGAGCAGGAACAGGTGTGCGGCAAGCGTTTCCGGTTTGCCGTCCACGTCCGGGGTAATCTTATAATCGCCCTCGTCAATGACGTACCACGTTCCCTTGTGACCGGTGATCTCAATGCCGCCGCTGCTACGATCCAGCTTTTTACTCATCGTCATCGTCCTCCCCATAGTCTTCTTCAAAGCGGCCCTCGGTAATGCCGCCGTAGGTGTAGCCGTTGTCAAAACTCAGATAGACCGGCGTATCTTCATCGTACTGGGCGAGGAAGTTAATCAGCTCGCCGGCCGTCATCGTTCTGCGGATCTGGTCGATGCCGTAACCTTCGCGGAAAGTAGAACAAATCAGCTTTTTCATTGTCGGCGCTCCTTTCTCAAAATCTGAATACCAGCCCTTTGACCTCGCGGCGGCCTGATGGATCGTGCAGTGGATCGCGGGTAACAGTTCCGACGCCCTCCAGATATGCGCCCTCGGCTACCAAGGCGTGGACACTTTCCATGAGCGCGGTTGACTGATCTGTGACGATAATCTCGTCAATATCAGCTGCGGTTAATGCAGCAACGAATTCTTTCATCACGCCGTCCTTAATCTGACTGCCCCATGGAAGCGCTCTGACCTCAAACATATCGGCTCGGTCTTCCGTGCTCTGCTCCCAGCTCCGGTATGCGTAAACCTGTCCGCGAGTGGGGTTCTTCTCCGTATCGTGGAGTTTTTCAAAGTATTCCTTTACAGTATCTCTGTTGAGCATATCCAAAATCTCCTGCCTGATTTCATCGGTGATATTGATCTTCATCGTTGTTGCCTTTCTGCCCTCGTGACCTCCGGGGCGGGCGGTGATTTAGCAGCAGTAGAAGCGAAGCTCGCCGTTGACCAGCTCATACATGCAGCAGGCGCAGTCAAAGCGGACGTAGTTCCAGTCGGTGGATTCGTACACGGGCGCGCGGTCGAAGGTGCCGGACTTGCGAAGGTGGCTGTGCTTGTTGACCTCGTAGGTGTTGACCTCGTGCAGAACGTGAATCTTCTCGGGAGCAAAGCCACACTCGTCAGCGATAAACGCCTTGGCCTCCTCGTCGGTCATCGTCTTGCCGCAGTCGGCAAGGTGGGCGTAGTCGTTCTGGCTCATGTTCGTGCCGGCACCATCGCTGGGCTTCCATTCAAGCTCGCGGTCCAGCTCGGCGGTCAGCTCGTCGATCCGCTTTTCACGGTCGGCCATATCCTTCTTGTACTGCCGCTCGCTCTCCAGCAGCAGGCTGTTCAGTCGGTCGATCTCGGCGGCCCTGGTCTTGCAGAGCTTCCGCGCCCCGCCGCCCTTGACGAAAGCCTTACAAAAGGCGTCCTTGTCACCGTCGAAGTCGTAATAGGCTTCTTCGATCTTGGCGTACTCTTTGGCGGTCGGCTCGAAGCCGGTGCGGTCGATAAACTCGGACATCATCATTTTGCGTTCCTCCTTGATTTTTCTGCCTTACTCGGTTATAATCAAGGCGGCGGGAGTAAGGCTTCCCGCTCGCCTTTCGAGGTGTTTGAGTAGCGGCGCTTTAGCGGGGGTCGCTACTCTTTTTATGCCTTGACCTTGCTATCTCGCACGATCTTTGCGGCGGTAGCCGGATCGTCGGCGGTTGCTTCAATCAGCTTTGCGATGTTCTCTAAGAACTGATTGAGCTCGGCGGTTGTCATCTCGTTCAAGTCCTCACTTCCTTTCGTAAGAGGCTTTCGACCTCTGCCTTACGAGTATATAGTACACCATTTTGATTTACTTGTCAATGGTTTTGATAAACTTTTTTGATTTATTTTCAAACTTTTTCAGTTGACAAGTCCACTCTTTTGATGTACTATGTGAAGTACAGAAAGGAGAGTGCATATTGTGTCGGTATCGGACAAGGTAAAGGGGCTGCTGGCTCTCTGCGGCAAGAAGCAGGTCGACATGGCTGCAAGCTTCGGAATGAGTAAGCAAACGATGGGAAACAAGATGAATCGCGGGAGTTGGTCTGCCAACGATCTCGCAAAGGCTGCGGAATTCTGCGGCTGCAAACTGGCGTTTATTATGCCAGACGGTCAGCAGATCATCATTGATGTTGAGGAAAAAGAAAAGGCCCCGGGCGAATGAACGCCCGAGGCCTCGGAGCAGGCTTAACGCTTGCTATGTATATCCGCGCCGGTGCGCGTCTTGACTCTGGTCTCCTTGTTTTCCTCTCGGATCATCAGGTCTGACAGCTCGCACCCCAGCGCCTCACAAATAAGATCCAGATGCTCCAGGTTTACCCTTTCTGCGATCTCATGGTACAGGTCATTGATCGTCGAAGGTCGAATGCCTGTTGCCCTTGCAAGGTCAGCTTGTGACCACCTCCGCTCGCCAAGCCGGGTGGACAGTAAAATCCTAATCAT